ACCCCGTTGTTTTTGGGCCCTGAATAGGCGGTGGAAATGTGGCTAGAAAGAAGCAGATGTCAAGAGATAAGCGAATCGAAGCGGAGGAGAAGAGGCTTCGGGAGATTTTGTCTTCGATGCCCGAAGATAAACTCCGATTGGTGGAGGGCCTTGTCGAGCGGGCTGCATTTTTGCGTGTTGAGCTGGAGGACCTTGAAAAGGACATTAACGAGAACGGCTCGATCGAGGTGTATCAGGCAGGGCCGTCGTCCCCGCCTATGACTAAAGTGCGGGCTGCCGCGCAGCACTATGACAAGATGGTGCGGCAGTACCTCGCTACGTGCAAACAACTCGCCGAGTTGGCCGGGGCGCCGGGTGCGGCAAAGGGGGCAGGCAAGGGTGGCGACGGCGAGCAGAACCCGTTTGAAGCGCTCGTCCAGTCGAAGATCCGCCGCGTCAAGTAAGCCGTTGCCCGAGTACATCCAAGACTGGCACGACTACGTCGAAGCGCACCCGGAACGGCACTGCGAAGACATAAAGAAGCTCAAGCGAATGATCGAAGACCTGCTGGCCCGCGATGACATCTTCTATGACCCGACCGATGTCGAGACGTTCATTCAATTCTGCTCGATGTTGCGTCACAAAGAGGGTCGGTGGGCCGGCCAGCCGTTGGAACTGTCCATCGAGCAGAAGTACATTGCGGCGTGCGTCCTGGGTATCAAATGGCACGACCCGGAACTGGACATGGACGTCCGGTATTTCCGGGAGCTGGTGTTGTTTGTTGGGCGCAAGTGGGGCAAGTCGACGTTCATTAGCGCCTTGGCGGCCTACATGCTCATGCTGGACGGGGAGCCGGCCGCCCAGGTATGGTGCCTCGCCACGGTCAAGAGCCAAGCGGCCATCGTCTACGAAAACACGAAGGCGCTGTTGCAGTCGAGCCCATACGTGACCCCGCCGGACAACCCGCGGAAATACTGGCGAACCAAGCGGGACCGGGACAACGCCGAGATGTTGCTGTTCCCGGCGACCAATAGCTTCATGAAGCCTGGAGGCAAGAACAGTCAGAACCAGGACGGGCTGAATCCGCATTGCTATGTCATCGACGAGTTACATGCCATCACCGACCGGAACACCTATGACGTGTTCACGTCGGCGACAGGCGCCCGGTCGCAGCCACTGGGCATCATCATCAGTACCTTCGGGTTCGTGCGGGAAGGCATCTTCGACAGCGTCCTGGAACGGTGCGAGAAGCGTCTTAACGGGGAGACCGACGAGCGGCTCTTCCCGATGATTTTTCGTATCGACAAGGATGACGACCCGACCGATGAGCGGTGCTGGATCAAGGCGAACCCGGGCCTGCTCGAAGGTCGGCCTACTCTGCGGTATCTGCGTGAGGAGTTCCAGAAGACGGTCGCCGACCCGTCGATGCTGCCGAGCTTCTTGGCGAAGCACTTGAACCGAGCGGCCAGTACGGCGGTGGCCTTCTTCGACCTTCACGTCATCGACCAGTGCGCCGCCGACATGAGCCTGGATATGATCCGGGACAAGTACGCGGTCGGTGGCGTGGACTTGGCCGAGACGACGGACTTGTGCTGCGCGACGGCGCTGGTGCCGTTCGAGGGGAAGCTCTATGTATGGCAGCGCTATTTCATCGCTCGCAACCGACTGGAGCAAAACAGCAAGCGGGACCAGATGGCCTATGAGAGCTTCACCCGGACGGGGGCAAGCGACCCGTTAAACCACAAGCTGCTGCATATCTGTGAGGGCAGCTTGGTGAGCCGCAAGGACGTGGCCGCATGGTTCGAAATGCTGGCTACGGAGTACGGCGTGGTGTTCTGGAAGATCGGTGCCGACCGATGGCACTTCGCGGACTTCGCCGAGGAAATGGAGCTCCGAGGTTTTCCTCGGGAGGACAAGGACGGCCGCGGGATCCTGTTTGAGGTGGCGCAGGGGGCTAAGACGCTTTCTGGGCCCATGAAAGAAACCAGGGCGCTGTTTGCTGATCGGAAGATCGTGTTCAGTCGGCACAACGGCCTTTTTAGGTGGTGCGTCACGAACACGGCGGCCCGGGTGGATGCGAACAATAACGTGACGCCGGATAAGCGGTCCAGTAGGGCCCGAATTGACGGCTATACCTCGTTCCTGAATGCCTATGTAGCCTACTTGAAGGTCAAAGACGATTTTGCCATGTATCAACCCTGAAACGGGCCGCCCCGATGGGGTGGCTTTCATTTATTACCAGAGGTGGTGAGCATGTGAGCTGGCTGAAGCGCATTTTCAATCGACCCCGCGGTGAGATGGTGAGCCGGGTCCTGCTCATCACCGACCACGGAAGCTGGTTTCGCACTTGGGACGGATCGCTCTATAAGAGCGACATCGTCCGTGCAGCTATCCGGCCAAAGGCGAAGGCCATCGGCAAACTCACGGCGATGCATATCCGTGAGACCGCTGGGCAGCTGCAAATCAACCCGGAACCCTACTTGCGGATGCTGCTTGAGGAGCCTAATCCCTATAGCGGCGGTCAGATGTTCCGGGAGCGATTGGCAACGCTNCTCCAGCTGAACAATAATGCATTCGTCCAGATTGTCCGTGACCAGGACGGCCTGCCGCAGCAACTCTATATCATCCCGGCNGCGACGGCCGAGGCCATCATTCGCCCCGGCGGCGAGCTGTGGTATCGATTTCAGCTGATGGATGGTGGCTTGCTGGAGCTGCCTAACCGTGACGTCATTCATCTCCGCGATGAATACGCAGAGAATGACGTTTTTGGTGCCCAGAAGGCCGAGGCGCTGAAGCAGCTACTTGAAATCATTGCTGCGTCGGACCAGAGCATCGTGCAGGCCGTGCGACGATCTGCTTGGTTGCGCTGGACGATGAAGTTCAAACAGGCGCTCAAGCCGAGTGATATCGAGAAGAACGTCCAAGAGTTTTCAGAGCGATACCTGAGCTTAGCAAACGACAGCGGGATCTTGCCGCAGGACCCGCGGTTCGACGTGGAGCCCGTCCGGGATGGCGGGCAACAGTACGTGCCGGCCTCACCACTCCAGCAGCGGGCCGTGGAGCGCATCTACTCGTTCTTCCGGGTCAACGAGGCCATCGTACAGGCGAAGTACGATGAAAACCAGTGGCTGGCCTACTATGAGGCCGAGATTGCGCCGCTGGCTCAGCAGATGTCGGAAGAATTCACCCGCAAGCTGTTCAGTCGCAGGGAGCGCGGCTTCGGTAACAGGATCGTTTTCGATGCCACGGCTCTGACGTTTGCCAGTATGCAAACAAAGCTGGGGCTGGTGCAGATGGTTGACCGGGGCGCCCTCACGCCAAACGAGTGGCGCCGGATTCTGAACCTGCCGCCCATCGAAGGCGGTGATAAGCCGATTCGACGACTCGACACGGACGTCGTGAACGATGGGTCCACCCAGGGAGGTGATGACGCTTGAAGGGCAAGCGGCGGTTTTGGCAGTTCGTTAATAAATCCGACACCGAAGCGGAGCTGCGGATTGAGGGCGAGATCGTCGACGAGGACGATGCATGGGCGTATGAGTGGCTGGGGATTCCGCACACAACGCCAAATGCGTTTCGCGAGGAGCTGGCCAAGCACAGGGGCAAGAGCCTGACCGTGTGGATCGACAGCCTGGGCGGCGTGGTTTGGGCAGCCGCTGGCATTTACAACGCCCTGAAGGAGCACAGTGGACGGGTCACCGTCAAGATCGACGGAAAGGCATTGTCGGCGGCAACAATTATCGCCATGGCGGGCGACGAGGTGTTGATGTCGCCGGCGGCCGTGATGATGATTCACAATCCGTGGGTGCATGCGGTCGGCGATGCCGAGTTTCTACGTCAGATGGCCGGCGTGCTCGACGAAATCAAGGAGGCTATCATTAACGCCTACGAGATTAAGACGGGCCTTCCGAGGGATGAGCTGGCTCGCCTCATGGATGAGGAAACCTGGATGAGTGCGCGTAAGGCGGTGGAGCTTGGGTTCGCTGATGGTATCCTCTACGTTGACGATGCAGAGCCGGAGTCAGCCAATGCCCGGGCAGCGCCGGCGTATGCGTTCAGCAGGTTGGCGGTTCTCAATAAGGCCGACGCTTCGTGGCGTCGGTTTTTTGATATCTGGAAAGCGCACGGCGGCCGCGAGGCCGACCTGCAGCTCCAACTGGAGCTAATCAAACTTAAGGAGGTCAAGGACGATGACGCGTAAGGAGTATGTCGAGAAGCGGAAGGCCCTGGTCGCCGAGGCGGAAGCCTACGCGGCCGAGGGCAGTGTCGAGAAGTTTAATTCGGTCAAGGCGGAGATTGAGGCGCTTGACCGGGAGTATGAGGCGGCTATCGTGGCCCGGGCAAACGCCCGCGCGCTGCAGGAGGAACTGAAGGTCCTCCAGTCCCGCATGGTTGGCGCAGACGAGCCGGCGTTGGTGCCCGGTACTGGGCAAGTTGTCGACACCATGCAGGCCGACAAAGCGCGGGTCATCACCCGCTGGGGTGTCCAGGCGTCGGCGGAGCGCGGTCGCGCCCTGAAGGCCATGAACGCCGTGAAGCTGACGACCGAAGGTGTGCTGGTGCCCACTCGCTACGGCACCGACTTGATGCCGGCGTGGAACGAGGTCTCGTCTATCATCGACCTCGTCCGCATCTTCCCGCGGATCGGCGGCGAGGCGTTCGAGCGTTCCTACGTCCGTGGCTACGGCGAGGGCCAGGAGGTCGCGGACGACGCTGACTACCACGAGTCCGACACTGAGTTCGGGTTCGTGCGCATCGGNAAGTCCAAGGTGACGGTGTATACCGAAGAGGACGAGGGCGTGCTCAAGCTGCCGGACATTGACTATGACGCCGAGGTCGTCAACGGTGTGCGCATCGCCCTCCGTAAGCGCATCGCCCGGCAGATTTTGGTCGGTCCCGGCACTGCGAACCGGCTCACGGGCATCTTTGCCTCCACCTATTCGAGCGCGGACCCGAAGGCAGGCGCCATCGACCCGGCGACGGACCTGGAGCTGGCGACCATCGACGACGGCACGCTGGACGAGATCATTTTCAGCTACGGCGGCGAGGAAGATGTGGAGTCCGGTGCGGCCTTGATCCTCAATAAGCAGGATCTCAAGGCGTTCGCCAAGCTCCGCGACGGTAACGGGAACCGTGTCCACACGATCAGCTACAACGGCAATACGGGGTTGATCGACGGTATTCCGTTCATTATCAACTCCGCCTGCGGCGTGCTGTCGGCGGCCGGCACCGCGCCCGACACCTACTGCATGGCTTACGGCCACCTGTCCAACTACGGGCTGGCCATCTTCTCGGACATCGACATCCAGCGGTCCACCGACTACAAGTTCCGGTCGGGCCAGGTGGCGCACCGCGGCAGCGTGTACGTCGGTGGCAACGTCATCAAGTGGAACGGCTTCGTGCGGGTCAAGAAGGCCGCAGCCGGCGAGTAAGGTGATGCCCGATGATGTACCGGGCGACGCGGTCCTTCGTCTGCCCGTGGACCGGGCAGCTTTACCTGCGCGGTAAGCTGTGCCCTATCCAAGACGCCGACCGGGCGGCGTACCTGGAGCGGCATGGGCTCATTGAGCGAGTGGACAAGGCCCCGGTGGGTGACGAATCTGCCGGGGCCGATTCGTCCCCGCCGCCCAAGCGCAAGAAGTCGAGGCGATGACGATGTCTCTGCTAGATGACGTCAAGCTCGCCCTCCGCATCAGCCCAGGCACCACCGCCTACGACGGTGAGGTGCAGGACCTGATTGCGGCGGCCAAGGCCGACCTAAAACGCGCCGGCGTTGATCCGGCGAAGGTGGACGCAGCAGATGACGCGCTAGATCCCCTCATCAAGCGGGCCATCGTCGTCAAGTGCAAGGCCGAATTCGGGTTTGACAATCCCGACGCTGAGCGGTTGAGCCGTGCCTACGAGCACCTAGTGGCCGCGCTGACACTCTCGCAAGATTATCTGCCGCCCAAGGAGGCGTGAGCGGTGCTATTTAGGGATGTGATTGAGCTTCTGTCAAGGACGCTGGAGCAGGATCCGCTCACGGGTGAGATGCGGGAAGTCGAGACGGCCCGGCAGGTGTTCGCCAACCGGCGGTCGGTGCGGCAGTCGGAGTTCTACCACGCGCACATGGCGGGTCTGCAGCCCGAGGTCATGTTCGAGCTGCGCTCCATCGAGTACCAGGATGAGCGGGCTCTGCGGTACCAGGGACGCCGCTACGACATCATCCGTACCTACGACCGGGGCGAGATGACGGAGCTTGTCTGTGCAGCCGCTCTAAACGAGTGACCTAGGGAAAGGGAGAGACGTATGAACCTCAAGAAGCGCGTCATTCTTGAGTTTGACGAGGTGCCAAAGCTGATCTTTGTGCAGGGCGCAAGGTTCAACGATAAGGCGCTCTATATCGACGGCAAGAAGGTCAAAGGGATTCGCCGCGTTCGCATCGAGGCGAGTCTCGACGATATCACGACTCACGAGGTGGAGTATGTGACGCACGCCGCTGGTGAGGAGCCCGTCACGTTGGACGGGTGATGGCCCATGGAAATCCGTTTCGAGATGCAGGGCCATAAGGCGGTGTTGCGGGCCTTTGAGGCCATGCGCCGCAACACGCAGCGGGCCACCGTCACCAAGGCCGCCCGTGTGGCCGCGAAACGCATTGGTGAAGAAGCCCGGCGGCGGGCACCGCGGCACCCCGGCGGCCCGAGCCATCCTGGCCAAGGGCACGCGTACAAGACCATCAAGTGGCTCTTGGTAGAGAAATGGCCAGACCGGGCGACATTCGCTATCGGTGCCACGGACCACGGGTTCTACCTCAACTTCCATGAGACGGGCACCTACAAAATGCCTGCCCGCCCCTGGCTGCGGCCTGCGCTGGACGCCGTTGGCGCACGGGCTGTGCAGGAGGCAGGGGACGTGTTCCGCGAGGCCGTTCTCCAGGCGGCCGCAAAAGCCAAGGGCAAGCAGTAACGGTGGTGATGCCATGGCGCTAGAGGTCGAAGTGCTGGTGCGCCAGCGCCTGCTGGTCTCGCCCGAAGTGCAGGCCCTGGTCGGTACTCGGATTTTCCCGGTCGGAGGTCGGCCCAATGAGGGTCCGGAGGCGGCGCTGCCGGCCATCACGTACCAACGGGTGAGCAATCGGTGGCTGACGTCGCACGAGGGCAGCCTGGGGGCGTCACAACCGCTTGTCCAGCTATCCTGCTGGGCCAAAACCTGGAGCGAAGTGCGGGCGTTGGCAGCGGCTGTGCGGCGGGCATTGGACGGCTGGATCGACTACTCCAGCGATCCACCGATCCACGGTGTGACCATCGAGGGCGACCTGGACGAGTACGACTCAGACGCCCGGGTGTACCACGTCCCGTTGACCGTCCGGGTGCGCGCTGGAGAGTGATGTCGTGAGGGTAGAGTTCGAGACGGCAAGAGGCCGGATAGTGCAGGGCAAGGGCAGCCAAGTGGCTGCCTTTTTTGTTGCCCTGGAGATTGAGTCGGAGCAGCTGACGGTCCCCGAGCGCGGGGAGCTGCTCCANCGGCTTACGACTCGGATCGTCGACGCCATCGCCGACGAGTTCGGCGGAGAGGAAATCGAGGTAAGGAGGCGACACGAGTAAATGGCGAAGAAGGCGGGTTTCGGAGCCAAAATCTATTTGGTGGAGAACGGGACGCCGATTCTCATTCCCGGCCTGCGTGGCGATCCTGTGTTGGCAGAGGAGCAGGCGGAACAAATTGAGGTTACGTCCCACGACTCCCCTGGCGGCCGGCGGGAGTACATCGGCGGGCTCATCGACACGGTCGAGCGCACGCTGGAGTTCTACTATGACCCCGACGAGCCGACCCACCAGAAGCTGCGTTCATCGGTGCGGCAGACGCTGACCTTCCAGGTTGACCATCCCGCGTTCACTCAGCCCGAGCAGTTCGAGGCTGTGGTCATGAACGCGCGGGTTACGGCGGAGCTTGAGGGCGGCCTTGTCCTCAGCGTCACGCTCAAGCCCACGGGCGAGCAGACTCCTGTCGAGGGTTAAGACGGGGCGGCCANGGTGCCGCCCCAACGCATTTCTGACGGAGGGATACCATGGCAAATCGTCAGCGGGGCTATGTGNCTATCGAAATCGGNGGCGAGACGTATCAATTGNGGTACGACTTCAACGCGCTGGCCCAGCTCGACCAACGGCTTGGGCAGAGCTTCTTCAAGGTATTGAGCGAGGGCAACATCGGTTTCCACGTCATCCGGGAGGCCCTGGTTGCGGGCCTGACTAACCCCGCCAACGGCCGCGGGGCGGCGACCAAGGCGTTGCAACACCTGGAGGTCTCCAAGGTCGACTACTACATCGACAAGATTTTCGAGGGCCTGGAGGCGGCTGGGCTCATCAAGCCCAAGGACGCCGAGGACGACGACGCCGGCGGCGAGAGTGACGAGGGGGAAGCGTAGAGCCCCCGGAGGGGCAGAGCCTGCCCTACGACGAGTACCAGCGGCTGTGCTGGGAGCATGACATCCCGCTGGACGTCTTTTGGAGCATGACGTGGAGGGAATTTGAACTGGCCATTCAGGGCCGGCGCCGGCGGTATGACCGTCTGATGGAAGCGCTGGCCTGGCACGCGGCCAACATCATCAACCACCGGACGCCCGCCTTTGGCGAGGACGTGCGGAAGCGCAAGATGCTCACCCCGCAGCAGCTGCTTGGACGAGACAACGGGCCGAGGTCGGCAAAAGCCAGCGCCCGTATCTGGCGAGAGTTCATTAGGCCGTTCAAGGAGCAAAGGGCGAAGGGGATTTAACCCTTCGCCCTTACTAGTGCCCGAAAGGAGGGGCGCATCGTGGCGACCATCGCAAACCTGCAAATCGACCTATCCGCCCGCACTGCGCGCTTCTCCGAAGGACTCCAGCGCGCTCAGCAGCGCGTCCAGCAGTTCAGCCAGCGCGTGCAGGTTGATCTCCAGCGCGTNACNCAGGTTGGCCAGAGGGCGGCGCTGGTATTTTCCGGCATGACGGCAGCTCTCACCCTGGTCACCAANCGGGCCGCCGATTACGCCAGTACCATGGACAAGGTGGCTTCGCAGACGGGCATCGCCGTCGAGCAGATGCAAGAACTCGCGTTTGCCGCGAACCAGAGCAACGCGGATCTCGCGTCATTGGAGAGCGGCCTGCGGGCGTTCGTCCGGCGCACCGCCGAGGCTGCGGCAGGCAATACT